GGGGTACAGCGCCTACCACATGCGGCAAACGCTGAATTCGATCGAGAAATACCTGAGCGAGTTCGAGTCGGCCGCCGACCGCGCCTTGGCCGGAGGGATCAGCACCAGCTTTGGCCTGGGCGCAGACCTGCTGCCGGCCGCGCTCGATGCGGGCGGGGAAAGCGGGGTTTACTTCGGTATGGGGCACCTCTCCAGTCAGCTGATCGAGACGCTCAAGGAGTTCGCCTTCGGGCGGATCATCGCGGTCTCCAATGACGCCTACGCCAAGATCAAGGGCGAACTCACCATGGGGATACTGGGACAGCAGACGCCGCAGGACGTGGCCGCGAAGATCGCCGGGAGCCTGGAAGGGCCTTCCATCTTCAAGAGCATCGCGGAGCGCGCCGATGTGATCACCGAGACCGAGATGGGCCGGGCCTTCTCGATGGCGACCCAGAAGTCGATGGAGACGGCGTCGGACACGGTTGAGGGATTGAAGCGGATGTGGCTGCACGCTGGCCACCCACGGGCGCCGCGCCAGATACACCTGGCGCTGCACGGCTCGATCCGGGGCATGGACAACCCCTTTTATCAGGCGCCGGATGGCACGCCGGTCATGTATCCCCGGGACCCGGGCGCGCCGATCGGGGAGGTGATCCGCTGTGGCTGCACTCACATCCCCTATAAGGAGACCTGGGGGAGCGCCAAGGATTTCGCGGCTGATTTCGATGCAACGGCACACAGGGTGGAAACCAAAAAACCAAAGGGAGAATGAAATGGCTGAGGACAAGGTAGCGGCAGCCGGCGCTGGTGCGACGGTTTTGGTGGTGACGATGGACATGGTGAACCAGGCGATCGTGGAGACGCTGAAGGGCTGTGCGGGGATTGAGGTCGTGACGGCCATGGAATCCCGCATGGCTGGGCTGGAGAAAGCCCTGGCCTTGATACCTGAAGAGTTGGTCACGGAGACTCTACTTGGGGAAAAGCTGAACGGATATGTCACTTCCAGCCAGCTCGTCGAGGCGACCCAGGGGATGTACACGGCCGATCAGCTGAATGCCGCGCTTGTCGAGGCTATTGGAAAGGGGTCCGTCATTCAGCACATGGATGCTCTCAACCAATCGGCGCTGGAGACGGCGAAGGCGGCCCGCGGTCCGATCGACGCGAAATACCTGAAGGGCCTTTCCTATCGCACCTCGCGGCCCCGCAAGGGCGGCCCGGGCGATGACGATTCGACGGTGCACGAGACGGTGACCCGCGATCTGACTCCCGCCGACGTGCTGGACTGGACCGACCAGGGCGACAAGATCTCCTTTGTCACCGGGGACGGCCAGCGCGTCTCGGTTCCAAAGTAGGCACTCGGACGGATCGATCGGATCGGACTGTTTTTTTTAGGCGGAGGTAGGGATGGACGCACGGACACGACAGAAGGAAAGGGCCATGCAGCTGCAGGCGGCGACGGACGTCAGCTTCAACGTCATCCGCGACAAGGTCTGCGACGCGATCTGCAAAGCTGAAGGCGCGGGGTTCAGGTGCTACATAGGCGAGATGTATGCCGACTCGGCGGTCTACACCAGTTGCGGCCCGGACAACGTGGAGAAGATGTACCAGCGCTCCTACTCCATGGTAGACGGCAAGGTGATCCTGGGTGACCCGGTTGAGGTTGAGCGCGAGGTTTCCTATGTTCCGATCAAGGCTGCGGCTGAGATTGTCGATATCGTGGCCAGTGATTCGGCTGCTGTCTGGCGGGTCCGGGTGATCGCCTTCGGTCCGGACAAAAACGGGAAGATCTGCTGGGACAAGGCTCCGCTGGTCGCGGCGCTCTCGCTCTTCAACGGCGCCAAGGTGTTCGCACTCAAGGCGTCGCAGCATCACGACGCCAAAACTGCACCAAAATACGGGAAGAGCGTCCTGGAGATGGTTGGTGCGCTCTCCAACCCCGAAGTTAAGCCTGACGCCATCTATGCGGACCTGGTCATCTTGCCTTCGGCCGCCTGGCTACAGAATGACCTCAAGGCGTGCAAGGATCGCGATATCCCCAGCCCCTACGGCCTCTCGATCGATATCGGAGGCACTACCATCAAGAAAATGGTGGCCGGCAAGTCCATGCTGGCCCCCAAGGAAATCAGAAAGGTTGAAGTAGACGTAGTACACGATCCCGTTGGCAAGGGCGAATTTTTGGAACAGCTGGCCGCAGCCGAAGAGGCAGGCCAAAAGGAGGAGTACATGTTTGACAGGCTGATGGCCGCGCTGAAGAGCAAACGGCCCGATCTTCACGGGCAGATCACCGCGGGGATGTCCGCGGGAACGATTACCGAAGACCAGGCATTCGAGATGGTTGCGGCCGCGATCGCGGACGGTACGCAAGGCGGGGGCCAGACACAAATGGTGGCGGCCATGGTCGCCGGCATGAAGGATCTGCTGGGCGGAGATACCGGAGGCGAGGTGAAGCTGCTCGCCTGCTCGCTGGTCCTGGACCGGCGTCTCTTGGCGGCAGGCCTCCCCACGAAGATGGAGGCGAGCCTGCGCTCCAGGTTCGAGAACGTCGCCTTCAAAGAAGAGGACCTGGTTACCGAGATCAAGGCCGCCAAGGAGATCTGCGACGAAATCTCCGGTTCCGGCAACGTGCACGGCATGGGCGGCAACCGGGTGGTGGTTGAGCCGACCGAGAAGCTGCAGGCGGCAAGCGACCTGCTGTTCGGCCTCACCGTTCCGGACACGGTCAAGGATGTGGCGCCCTTTCGCTCTCTGCGCGCCGCCTACGTGGAGATCACCGGCGACACCGAGGTGCGCGGCTACATCGATGACCAGTCCAGGCTGCGCCAGCTGCGCGCTGCCGGCTTCGACTCCTCGACCTTCCAGTTCGTTTTGGGGAACACCCTGTACCGCAGGATGATCGGGGACTACCAGGAGATCGGCGACTTCGGGGTATCGCTGCTGGTCGGGCAGAACATCCGCAACGCCCGCGACTTCCGAAGCCTGCAGTCGGTAAGGATCGCCTACTTCGGCGACCTGCCCAACGTCGACCCTGAGAACAACCAGGACTACTCGGACCTCGGTAACCTCTCCGACGAAAAGATCGACTACACCCTGGGCCAAAAGGGAGGAATCATCACCATCTCCAGAAAGATGATCATCAACGACGATATCCGCGCCGTTGACACCATCCGCCGGCGCCTGCCCCGGGCGGCACGCCGCACCCTGGCCAAGCAGGTCTGGAACCTGCTGGTCACCAACGCGGTCTACATGGGCGACAACAAGGCTTGTTTCCACGTCGATCACGGCAACCTGGACACAACGGCCTTCGGCCAGACGGCGGTGCTGGGGATGAAGACTCGGCTCTACAACCAGACCGAGCCGCAGAGTAACGCGGTGCTGGCGATGAAGCTCAAGAGCCTGGCTATTCCGGAGGCGCTCTGGGGCGCGGCGGTTACCCTGAACCAGACCCCCAACTTCCTGATCGCCGGGGTCACCACGGGGAACCCGTTCTATCACTACTTCGGGCCGAACAATGAGTTCATTTACGAGATCCCCTTCATGCTGGACTCCAACGACTTCATCGGCCTGGCCGACACGGCCGAGGCGGAGATCGTGGAGCTCGCCTTCCTGAACGGCCAGCAGGAACCGGAGATGTTCGTCGCGGACAACCCCAACTTCGGCCAGTTCTTCGTGGGCGATCGCATCCAGTACAAGATCCGTCACGAGTACAACTGCGCGCTTACCGATTACCGCGGCGTGCAGATGAACATGGTTTCCGGCTCATAGCCGGATCCCGGTTAGAGATCTGATCTGAAAACAGGGTGCAGCCATGGGGCTGCGCCCTCGGCTTAACCTGGCATTCACCTCACATGGAGGCAGTCCATGAAGTACTTCCGCTCCAAAACTTTGGCCCTTGTCCTATTGGCGGCGTCTCTGGTCGCCATCGGCAGCTTCGCCGCTTTCGGCGTCACCTCCAACCCGGCAGTGGGAACTCCCGGCTATACGCCGATGGTTGTCCAGATGTCGGGCGCCTACAGCGCTTCCACCACGGGCGTGGTCTCCTGGAAAGCGCCGACCGGCTATCAGATCATGAATGTCTCGGCTGTGGCCCGGGCTTCCACCGGGTCCAGCCAAACCTTGAAGATCCGCGGCAAGAACGCCGGGTTCGTCAATTACACCGGAACTGTGGTCGCGGGGACCGTGAACGATCTGACCACGGTTGCCTCCCCTTCCCGGATGACGGACGAAGGGGTGCAGAGCGTTGACCTGGTCCTGGGCGGCTCTTCGCCGGTATTCACGGACATCACACTCTTCCTTTTTCTAAAGCAGCTCTGAGTTCGAACCGGAGCTGCGCCGCCACTGAACCAAGGGGGCGGGATCCGCCCCCTACTTTAAAGGAAATCAAGATGCCTTTGAGCGATATGGTCATGGCACGTGTGAAGGATGTTTCGGGAAAGCTCAACGATGACGACTTCAGCGCCGCGGTCCTGGAGGCGCTCAAGCGCTACAACCGGGTGCGCCCCCAGCGGCTTCCCGCGGACATCCCCGGAAACGGCACCCATGACTATGCGCTACCTACCGGCTGGGTGCCCGATTTTTCCACGTTCGAGTCTATAGAGTATCCGGTGGGGCAAATCCCGGAGCTCTTTATCGACTCGCGTGACTTCAAGCTGTATCTGACTCCGACTGCAACGCTCTTGCGCATCCTTTCTGACACTCCGTCCGTTACCGAATCGATGCGCGCCATATTCACGGCGCCACACACGGAGGAGACGGTCCCGGATCAGGATGCGGACGCGGTGGCAAACCTGGCCGCGGCGAACTGTCTCAGACGCCTGGCGACAGCCGCCGGCCAGACCTCGGACCCGACCATTCAGGCGGACACGGTCAACTACCGCAGCAAGGCGGACGAATTTCGGCGCCTGGCAGATGCCTTTGAGGCTCAGTACAACGAGCACCTCGGTATCGGCAAGGATGCCCCGGTCATGGCGGCGACGGCCACCGCCGCGGAACCGGACAACGGGCCGGTGGGGCTCGTGCACCTTAACTCCCGGGTGCGCATGACCCACGGCAGAAGGGCGTAAACGATGGATCTGGCGGTAAGGGTCACCGGTACCGGAGCGCTCCTCGAGGGGAAGGCCCCGGATGTGATCCAGAGGAGTCTCGAGGGGGCGATCACGGAAGCGGTCATGTTCCTGCTGCCGAAGATCCAGGCGCTCACCCCGCAGGATACCGGCAACCTGATGCGCTCCATTCTGGCGGACTTCGAGGGGCAGGGAACGCCGGTCTTCAAGGGGATGATCGGTTCCGATCAGATCTACGGCCTGGCCACCGAGGCCGGCCGAACCCCGGGAAAGCCGGTGCCCAAGGATCTGGATCTTTCCGGCTGGATCATGCGCCGCTTCGGGGTGGACCTGAAGGAGGCGCAAAAGCTCAACTTCGTGGTGAAGCGGGCGATCATGCGCAAGGGGACCATCAAGCGCTTCGATTACCAGGGGGCGCAGATGTTCAGCGGGGCGCTCGACACTTACTGGCCGCAGTTGCAGGGGATTTTCGAGAGCTACGGCATCGATGCCGTAAAGGAACTCAATGGCTGAATACACCGACATTACCGGCGACATCAAGGCCAAGCTGCTGGAGATCCCCAACATCGGCATGATCTACGATTACGAGCGGCAGATCATCGACTGGGGTACCTTCATCGGCCTTTTCAAGTCCCCCTCCGGGAAGATCCTGGGCTGGGAGATCACCCGGGGGCCGATCTCCGAGAAGTGGCTCACCGCCAAGTACTACGCCACCAACCGCATGGTGGTGCGCGGCTACATGGGGCTCCAGGATGCCAGCCAATCGAGCGTCGCTTTTCAGCAGCTGATCAACCTGGTCCGCGCCAAGTTCCGCAACGCGCAGCCGGCGGATCCCGGCGCCACCTGGAACTACCAGGACGGCGACAACCCCAACAATTCGCCGGTCCAGGTGCCGGTGATCAGCGACCGGATGTTCGGCGCGGTGCTCTGTCATTACGTGGAGATCCATATCGCGGTCCAGGAAGGGATCGTAGTCTAAAAAAGGAGTTGCCCTATGAACAAGGATTTTGTCCTGAACATCAACGACGCATCCGAAACCCAGGTGATCGGACAGGCCGCGCCGGCGCAGGCTGCCGCTCCCCTCGATCCCGCGGCGCCGGCTCCGGCCGCCACCGCGGCTCCGATCGCAACCCTGCAGACCGCGCAGACCGCTCAGGCTGCGGCAACCGTGGAGGTAAAGACTGATGCAAACCAAGCGTAGAGTAGTAGCGGCGAAGATCGAGGGCGTGGAAGGAACCGCCGAGACCCTGACCACCACGGAAACGGGGCTCATCTCCATCGACCCGAAATACACACCGGACATCAAGATGCTGCCACGTGGCGTGATCCTGGCCACCTTCAGTAAGTTCCCGGATCTGGCCGGCGCGCAGCTCGCGCACATCGGGCTCAAGTGCGAGGTCATGGGTCGCGGCACGGCGTACGCCGCAAACAACCTGCCCATCCTCTCACCATATTTGAGGGCATGCGGCCTGGCTGAGACTCTGGATGTGAGTGTCGGCGTCGAGACGGTTACCTACAAGCGCGCCTCCACCGGCATTCCCTCGCTCACCATCGGGCTTTATACCGATGGCGTGATCAAGATGATACGCGGGGCCCGCGGCACGCTCAAGCTCACCGGGGACGTGGGCGGAGCGCTCTACGCCGAGATGGATTTCATCGGAGCCTATATCGACCCGACCGACGGGGCAATGCTGACCCCTACCTACAGCGGCCTCAACCCGCCCCAGCTCCTGAACGCCAACTTCACGGTCGGCGGCTATGCTCCGGTGCTGAAAAGCTTCGAGATCGACCTGGGCAACAAGATCGAACAGCGCGACAACATGAACGCGCTGAGCGGCATCCAGTCTTTCCAGCTCACCGATGGCGACACCCGGGGCAAGTTCGACCCGGAGATGACGCTGATCTCGGTCAACGACTATTACGGCAAGTGGAAGGGCGGGATCACCGGCGCGCTCAACATCGGTGCGTTTGGCGCGGCCCAGTACAACAAGGTGAAAATCACCGCGCCCAAGCTCGTCACCACCAAGGTCCAGGAAGGAACCCGCAACGGTGTCGATATCGTCAATGTGGACTTCCAGCTGGCGATGAACGCGGGTGACGACGAAGTGACGGTGCAGTTCCTGTAATCGTGCAACTTGCGCGGATTCGCAAACTAAGGGGTGAATGGTGACTATCAAGAAATATTTGATTGGAGAGAAAAAGTATGAACAGCGGCCCCTGGTGTACGGCCAGGTGCGGCAGCTGCAGGAAGTGCTGGAAGGGCTGAGGTTGACTGCCGCTTTCGACCGGGCTCAGCTGCTTTCCGCCCTGGGTGACCGCGTGGCACTCGCCCTGGCGGTGGTGCTGATCCCGGAGGGAGGCTCCCCCCGTGGTAAAGATCTGCCGGCGTTAGCCGATGAAATCGAGTTCGCTATC